TCTCAAAGAAATACTTGCGGCACAAACCTTTAAACATAAAGGTCAACACAAAGAGCTGTCACATAGGAACGGACTTGACCTCAGCCCCTTCAGCCTGATTTTACAGGATGAGGGCTCTACCAGCTTTACTTGTGGTCTGGCATGTTGCCTGCTATGTTGCCTTAAATGGATCAGGCATAGCCATTAGAACAACGGCTGCTACCAACACCACACAAGCAACATCCACAAATGCATCCACAAATATGACCTCAAGCTCAAATTCCTCCAAGCAGAACTTCCTTGCTAACACGTACAAAGTGTTTAGAGGCGCCGTCAAGAGAACAGCCAACGATATCATCATGGCTAAGGATGCCTTTTGGGCTGGTTACAATGCTAGAAAGCTTGAGACCACACTGTCTAGTCTGTTTACAACCTTCATTGAAGGAGGGAAAATCCTGCTGAGTAGCAATGATGCTGTAGACATCATTAACAACTCTAGCCCAAGCTATGGGAACACAGGGCTGAACTTTGTGAGAGGCACAGACGTGCTGATGCCTCTGGGACACCAGCCCCGAATAGGAGTACTCAGCTTTTTTTCAGACTATGACAACCGTGAAATCATTTACAATTGGACAGCCATTGACTCTGATCTCATCTGGAATCCAGAGGGCATTGAGGAGTGGAGTTATTCAAAGAATGAAACAGGGAAGGATAGGGCACCCTGGTACTACATTGGCAAGGGACAGCATCTCTACAACAATGTTAATAAGTCAACAATCAAGAAAGGAACATGTGAGAAGACGCTCAATGTTAACCACATCCACTACTCCAATGTCCACTATGACAACATAGTGGTTGCAACTCCTCCTGACTCTCCAGTGCTGATCATCCACTATCTCACGAGTGGCTACCATCTTTACGCTGATAAGTGTTACATGAGGGCAGTAAACCTACCTTGTGTAAGGACTGTAAATGGAACTATGTCTAACTGGTGGACAAGCACTGACAACTGGTTCAACCCAGTAACTACCTTTATAATAGATCTTTCGTACCACCACAACGAGGAGTGCACCATCCATCTATGTGGCATGAGGAAAACACGAGAGATTTCCAGAGGAGTTTGGGAAACAAAAAGGACACCTGTGACAATCACATTTAGTGCTGAACCTTTTAGGCAGTCCAGAAGACTCCTGACTGTTAAGTCCACAAAGATAAAAACAGGAGTGCACTCAAGGTGTGCCTCAAACTCCACACTCATTCCCTTCAAATCTGCCAATTCAGTGCATGAGGGAGGTCCTAGGAAGGGAGAACTGACAACCATCTGCAACGGTTCAAGGCTGACAAATCTCCCCTTAGGAGAAATGCATGGGTGCTACACTGTTTCAATGAAGAAATCTTTCTTTCAATGTTCAAGTGTTTCCACTAACAGCAACTGTACACTTGGTAGTAGACTTGTGAACTGCAATCAAGGGAAGTGCCTAGAAGTTGACATCGACGGAATAGGGAAGGTCAGAACAGTAAGGGGCCTTCACAGTCATTCGCAGACTTGCAATAGGAAGTGCCAAATTCCCACATTCAGTGATGCCAAGGGGGACTTAGTTGTGTACTGCCCTGGCAACCAACAACACGTTCTGGAGAGTAACCTGATTGACATAAGCTGCCCTATGCATGACTGGTTGTATGGGGTGCCTTTATACATCTGCAGAGCATCTCACAAGCCTCACTTGGTTTATGTCTGGCTTCTATTCTTATTCCTTGGCTATCCAGTGGTTTATCTACTGCTGGCCATAGCAAGACTTGTGCTAACTCTGCTTTGCAGGATAATCAGGTACTTTCTATTGCGTTCGGGAATGAAAGGTCCTAAACAATGTAGAGAGTGCCTTGACACCCTCTGCTGTCCACTTGATGCTGAAGTTCACGAGGGGGCCTGTCTTGTTCAACTTTGTCCTTACTGCAGTACGAAGTTCGAAAAGGCAAAATTGCAAATCCACAACGCCAGGTGCATCTACCGCACTGAAAGAAAGGCAGACCTACTAGCACTCTATACCTACCAAACAACTCCGGCTGTCCTCGGGTTTCTACTATCACAGCTCAAAAAAAGCATTGCAATAATTTCAAAGGTTAGTTGGAGTCTTACAGCTCTTATCCTATTTCTGGTTCTTGTTTCTCCTGTGTCCTCCTTAAGCACTGGACCACTCCCAGAAGGTTATTGGGAAAAGACTGTTGACCTGGTGAATCAGTGTGATAACCAGTGTGTCATCACCGACGACCAGTGCATTTGTACTGAAGACTATGAAGTGCATGAATTTCATCCCAGGAAGCCATTGTCACTTCAGGAGTCTTTTAGAAAGATGAAAAAAGCTCTTGCTCTCGAGAAGACAGTCAATATAAACGCTCCTTGGGGTCTTCTGCATATTGAAAGCACGTTCTCACCAACAGCAAGTGCAGAGAATATCAACCTCAGCTGGGACTCTGAAGAAGAGGTGGGGGAGAAGGTGCTGGTTAGTGGAAAGTCAACTGGTATTCTAAAGCTTGTAGAAAAAACTGGAATGAGCTGGACATTATCAAGCAACAAGGCATCAGAGAGCAGGATGCTGACAGTCTCAATCCTCGATTACACCCAACTCTACAAAACTGAATTCATATACATCACTGGCGACAGGAGTGTCTCGGACTGGAGCCATGGTGCATGCACAGGAAATTGTCCAAAAAAATGTGGTTGTGACAGCCAGACCTGCCACCAGATTGAATGGTTGCATGCTAGGAATTGGGGCTGCAATCCAACTTGGTGCTGGGGTGTCAAAACAGGGTGCACCTGCTGTGCCTTGGACATAAGTCACCCTTTTGAGGAGCACCTAGTTGTGCTGATGAAAACAGAGTATATGGGTACTGACATTGCAGCCTGTGTTGAGCTAAACTCTGAAGAAAGGGAATGCTCAATGGTCTCTGCTGGAACCCAGTTCGACACTGGCCCTGTCAAAGTCACTTTCTCAGATCCAACAAACATCGTAGACAGGCTTCCTCAGCAAGTTGCACTTGTTTACAAAGTTGATAAGAGGACCATGCTATTCGACATAGGCCACCCAGACATGGTCACAACTGCCAACAATCTGTGTAAGGTGCAGAGCTGCTCACATGGTGGTATAGGTGATTATCAGATGTTTTCAGTTGATCACCTGGTAAAAAGTGACCTCATCAACCTGCACTTCATGAAAGAAAATAAATTAAATAGTGATGACTCAAGCTGGATGAGTTGGCAAGGGGTAGAAACAAACTACTACTGTAATCCCGGAGCCTGGCCCACATGTACGTACACTGGAGTGGTTAGGCAGAACAGAGAGGCCTTTCTCAATCTGCACAAGGTTGAGAGAGTGCTTTCCGACTCGTTTGTGTTCCAGACCAACAGAGTTTCAACCAACCACTCTGTCCTAACTTGGGATGTTAAGGCAAAGCCTAGAAACGGCGGTGGAGAGATCTCTGTATATGTCAGTGTGGACGGATTGCAGCTTCACTCCAAGAAGATAACCCTAGAAGGTCTTAGGTTGACAGTTCTGGAGTGTGATGGCTGCTACGGATGCACCACTGGCATAACTTGCAGAGTGACTGTCTCCATAAGAGCCCCTGATAAGTTTGCTGTCCATTTAAAGTCTGAGACAGAACATCTGATTGCATCAAAAACAACAGTTATAGCAAAGGACCCCAGTATCCAAGATGCAAAGCCACAACTGCTGAAACTCTTCACCCCTGTAAGCATCAACCAAGTGTGTCTATCAATAGAGGAGTGGGACCTTTGTAAAGACTGCTCTAGTCAGCTGAAAATATCATGCGTGAATATTAACATAAAAAAACCTGACTCCATCATGCTTGAAAACAGAGGAACCATCGAAACTGCAGCCAACGAAACGTGTGGTAGCAGCACCATTAGCTGTTGGACAGGAGCAGTAGGTAGCTTCTTTAAAGGCATCGGAGGGTTCTTTGGTTCAGTGTTTGGGTCCTGGTTAAAGGGCATCATGATCTTTCTGATTTGTGCTGGTCTCGTCTTACTGCTTGTACTGCTTGGCCCAACTGGCATAAAGGCTGTTTTCCTTTGCAGACGGAGGCCAAAATATCTGCGCCTCCCCACTGGTTCAACAGACAAAGAGTCACCACTTCTTCAAGACATCAACAGATCCGTAAAGGAGGGGAAGATTAAGGCTGTTATGGAGCAGCTCAAGAATAAGAACTCTTTCTCTCACTTTGCTGACATCTGACTCCTAGTGTGTCTCTGCCATATGCTATGTTCAATCTGCTTGCTCTTTCAACTCTCCGTCTACGTATCAATCTCCTTTAATTTAGCTTTTCTTGTAACAACTGCATTATGCTTTATAGCTTGCTTGAGCGAATTGCGCTTAAATTGCTTTAAGTTGGAATTGATTGTTGTTAATAAAGGGTGTGCCGCCACGATTTCTTTGAGA